CGTGCGGTGGTGTTGAGCTTGCTATTTAATCTGGGCAAGCCGCGCTACGACAAGTTCGTCAAGCACCACGAGGCGATGGCAGACGGCCACGTGTTGATCGCCAGCAAGGAATTGCTCGAAAGCCGCTGGGCCAAGCAGGTCGGGCGGCGCGCTAATGAGATGGCCAAGCAATTAGAGACAGGAGAATGGCAGTAATGTTTGCAGTATTGGCAAAGATCCTCGGAAGCAAGGATGTCATCCAACAGGGCATGAGCCTGATTGATGATATGGTTGTGACCACCGAGGAAGAGGTCGCAGCAAAGAGCAAGGCCCGTGTTGATTTGCTTGCCGCATATCAGCCGTTCAAGGTCGCGCAGCGGTACATCGCGCTGATGTTCACGGCGATGTTCCTGTTCATTATGGCCAACGGTGTGGTCGGCGCTCTGTACGGCGTGATCGATATGGCCAACGTCGAAGCGGCCAAAGACTTTGCGTCGTCGATGTGGCTGGGCGAGATCATGCTTGGCATCGTCGGCTTCTACTTTGGCGGCGGCTTGGCGTCCAGCATCAAGGAAAAGAAATAAAAAAAGAGGCGCAGATTGCTCCGCGCCCCTTTTGAAAAACACTGTCGTGTCTCCATAGCAATTCAATATATGGGGATTTTGTGGTGGCGCGTCAATAAAAAAAGAGGCGCAGGTTGCCCCGCGCCTCTTTGAAAAACACTGTCGTGTTCCTCCAACAATTCAATATATGGGGATTTTGTGGCGACGCGTCAATAAAAAAAGACCCGGTGGTTTCAAGCCACCGGGTCAGGTCACAAGGAGAAAGATCTACAACAGATCAATTCAACTCTATGTGCCGGGTGCCGACACGTCTAGCCCTATTTTTCTGTATGACCTTTTCGAGATGCACCCTGACGGTGAACTGGCTGATGCCCATCTCGTCGCCTAGCGTGCGCAGGGTGGGCGTGTAGCCCTGTTCCTGCTGGTGCTTGGCGATGGTGTCATAGACGCGCTGCTGTTGTGGTGTGAGGGTCTGCATCAGTCGATCTCCTTAATGGTCAGTGTCTTGCTGCGCATCGTGCGCTCAGGCTTTGCCGGCACCACCCTCTCAGGCTGCGCCTTGTAGGTGCGGCTCGGCCACTTGACAAAATACTTGGAATTGCCAACCAGCCCATACGCGCCCGGCTTGTTGCCGATATGCTCCATCAGTGTAGTGGTGGCGTCGCTGATGTCCTCTTCAGCCGCCGCCTTGTTGCGCTGCGCAGCGACGAGCTGCTCCAGTGCGATCTGCGCGTCGGCGTCAGCATCCGGGTCGATCTCGACTGGTGGATCCTGCGGTGCCATCGTGCTGTAGACGATGCCAGCATCGCCCGGAGAATAGGGCGGGTAGTAGTCCCGCTCTTTTCTGCGGCGCTCAAAGTCGATGATGGCGTCGCGGATCTGCATCTGCACGACAGGGTCCGGGCGGTACAGATACAGGTACAGGGCTGTGCCTTGATACAACGTCGCCACACAGCCCCAAGCCGCTTCGGGGTAGCACATGAGCTGTGCCTGTAGTTGAAGCGGCCCACGGCTCCACAGGGGCCGCTCTGAGGGCATTGCCGATGTGACCTTGGCCTCCAGCAGCCCGACCTTGCCTGATGCTTCTATCGTGCCGCCCTGCGGCATGTAGATATTGCGCTCCGGGTCTGCCTTCAGCAGCCCGGTGCCGGTGGCCTTGCCATCAAGCGACGCGGCCAGTGGCAGATCCTTGTGCTGGAATGGCACGTTGATATCGACATCGACATCAGTGAGCGAGAGGCGGTTGGCCGCCTCCCGCAGAATGGTTGGCTCCAGCGTGTCGCCCCAGAACATCGCGTCGTTCTGCGGCAGGTGCTGTTTCTCGCCGCCGGCATCCAGATCCAGCATCTCCTGCAACAGCTCGTTAGGCGTCGCGTAGGGCGAGGCGTTCAGCAAGACCGGGATCCGGCTGGCTGAGAGCTGCCCATCAGGTGTTAGCTTGCCGACCATTTTTTATTCTCCATTTCAATTCGGTTGGGGTTACGACTGCATTGACGCTATACAGATAGCCGACCTCTGGGCCGCCACCGATTTTTTTGGTGACGCCGGCCCTGCATAGGCGGGTGAGATGTCCTGCCGCAGCAGATGGCCCGATCTCATATCCAGCCCGGTGGCACTCTTTTGTCAGATCGCGTGATGTGAATTGCTTTTGCGGGTGAAAGGCATCGATGGCGATCTGATAGATTTGCCAGCCGGTGATTTTTTTCTGGTATCCAGACTTGGGCTGCTTCTTGGCTTTCGTCTGTGCTGGGATGGCCAGCCTCAACTGGTGCGTCACTGGCTGGCGCGTCTCTGGCTCTGGCTGTGGTTCCTCTTTTGTGACAGCCTCAACCTTTGTGATCGTGGCGTGGCGTTCCAGCCCGGTGGCAATCAGCTCACCGAGCGCGTCCTTGCTGCATTCCAGCGTGATGATGTAGTTTTCAGGCATCAGCTTGCTTCCCTTTCAGTTTCAAAGATGTTTTTTTTGTAGCCGCCCGGCAATGACTTGCCCTTGCTGTCTATGAAGCAACTCACTTGAAACGTTGCTCCCGTTTGATGATCAAGCACATCAAGCCAGTCATAGTAATAGTGGGTCTTGCCCGATCTGCTGACACCCTTGTAGTGAGAATGGAATTGAATAGTGTAGCGCCCATTGCGCTCACCACGCTTCCACATCACATCAGGGTCCGGCCCATATTTCGGAATGTTGATCAAGGCGCACAAGAAGCTGTAACTCCTGACCTCGTCCGGTGCGATGTCGAGAGGGTTGGCGCGTACATGCTTCACCCTTTCCCAGAACAGCCTGTTCTTTTCTTTCTTGGTCATTCTTGCCATCACATTGCTCCTCCAAATTTGGCGATCAGCGCCCACACATTGTATTCGGTTGTGACGGCATTAGTGCCGAAGACGATCAGCAGTGTTGTCAGAAACAACATGCCGACAAAGTCGATGATCATGCTACGCATTGAAACCTCCTATGCGTTGATCAGGTTACGCACTGAGCTGGCATGCCACTGCCGGCCCATTGCGGTGGGAATGCCGGCATCGTTCAATGCCGACGCTATTGCACGCAGGCTCTGGCCTGCATTGCGCAATGCTGTGATGACCGGCATCGCCTGCGGCGCAACCTGAGCGGTGGCGTCGCGGCGAATGCCGGCGGTAGCAGCGCCGCCCCTTGCCGGGCAGGGAGAACCCAGCTTGGTGCCGCGCTGCTTTGCTGCGGCCAGTGCTGCCTTGGTGCGCTCGGAGATCCGGCGGCCTTCCCATTCGGCAAACACAGCGGCCATCTGAAGAAATGTGCGGTCGGCCTCCGGCATGTCGGCGCAGACGATAGGCACGCCGGCTTCAAGCAGACCAGTGATAAAGTGGACGTTACGCGCGAGGCGATCCAGCTTGGCGATCAGCAGCGTCGCGCCAGTCTCCTTGGCGTGCGCGAGGGCAGCGGCCAGCTCCGGGCGGTCGGTGCGCTTGCCGCTCTCGACCTCGGTGTATTCAGCGATGATGTCGTAACCTGCGACGGCGGCGCGTTGGGCATCCAAGCCAAGGCCCGACTGGCCTTGGCGCTGGGTGCTGACGCGGTAGTAAGCGATGTATTGGGTCATGCTGATCTCCCGGTGGGGGCGGGGCCGTTAGGCCGCCGCCTTTTTAAAGCGATTGAGGAAAGCCCGAAGCTGACGCGCTTCCCGAATAAAGTCGGGGTCGTCGAGATTGTAGCCGTCGAGGCAGATATCCAAACGGTTCTCGGCGTCGTCGATGATGTGAGCATCATCGTATTTGGCGTTGACCTCGGCCATATCGCCGTTGACGAGCAGGCCGTCCTCCACGTCGATGCGCTCGAACTGATAGACAAGTCCCTCACACCTAAAAGCGGCGCGGACGATGGGGCGAATTTTGTTAGCCATAGGAACCTCCTTTTGGGCTTTGGTAAGTTTTTTCATCTCTGTCTCCCTTGTTTAGAACTAACTCTCATTTGTTATATACACACTAAACCGATCTGGTACAAGGGTGGTTGTGTATATTTTTTGAAAAAAGGTAGTCCGATGTCCATCAATCCCAATGTCCACCTACGTTTGCGGCGATCCACGCACGACAAACTGAGGGCTGCGCTTGACCTGTCAGCGCACCGCAGCTTGTCGTCACTGGCAGACGAGATCCTCGACGAGGGGCTGACCCGGCGCTTGGAGAAGGCGACAGACGATGATCTGGCGCGTGCCACAATGCTGGAGCTGGCAAGGCGCAATGGTTAATTCCCGTGTCAAAGGATCCTCATTCGAGAGGGCCGTTGCCACATGCCTGCTGGAAGAGCTAGGGCTGAAGTTTCAGCGCGACCTAGAGCAATGGAGATCTGGCGACCGTGGCGATTTGCTGTGCGTTGATATGGATTTCCCGGCGGTGATCGAGTGCAAGGCATACGCTAAAGGCACAAGCGCAAAGCCGGCGTGGTGGGATCAGGTTTGCAAGGCTGCAACAGCGGCGAACAAGTGGCCGCTGCTGGTCTACAAGTACGACCGCATGCCGTGGCGCTGGCGTATGCCGGCGCAGGTGCTGGTCGATCTGGGGCATCCGCACGGCAACATCGGCATGCGCGAGGACGCCGTGCTGGATTGGGGCTATGCGGTGGAGATGGACACCGAGACTTGCATGACAATCATCCGAGAGGTGCTGGCGCATGCTGCGGATGCTTGATCTATTCGCTGGGATCGGCGGTTTCAGTTACGCTGGCGAGAAGCTGGTCGGAGGCTATGAGACTGTCGCGTTCTGTGAATATGACGAACACGCGCAGAAGGTCTTGCGCAAGCATTGGCCAGACACAGAGATCATCGGGGATATCAGGGAGCTTGCAGATGACGCAGATAGATTTAGAGGAATGGTTGACATCATCACAGGGGGATATCCCTGCCAGCCCTTCTCGCTTGCCGGGGTCAGACGAGGCGATAAAGATGACCGACACCTTTGGCCGGAAATGCTTAGAGTTATCGAAGCTGTCCGGCCCCGCTGGGTCATTGGAGAGAATGTTGCTGGCCACATCTCTATGGGCCTCGACGAGGTGCTATCTGACTTGGAAGGCGCAGGCTACACCAGCAGGTGCTACGTTATACCGGCTGTCGCCGCAGATGCCCCGCACAGACGAGACAGGTGCTGGATTGTTGCCAGAAAAATTTCCAACACCGAGGGCCTCGGATTACAAAGGGGCAAAAAATCCACAAGCAATGGAGAAAGCTATCGCAAGGGGATACAACCCCAACTTAGCGGAATATGTAGCAGCGAACTCAGAGCCGAAACTTTGGCCCACGCCGACAGCGCACATCCACAAAGAGGGTGGGTTTCCATCGGAATACACGCGCAACACACCGACGCTGACTGCCGAGGCGACCGAGGCAGACGGCAAGCCCCACAGTTCTGGGAGCCTGAACCCGGAGTTCGTCGAGTGGTTAATGGGATACCCGGTCGGGTACACCGACTTAAACAGCTAGGCAACAGCATCGTGCCGCAGGTGGCGGCGCGTATCTTGTATGCGATCAAGGAGGCAGACAATGCGTCCGAAATACGAGACTGATCACGACCTCAAGAATGAGCGGCTGGTCGCTGACGCCTTGCAGAACATTGGCGTCGAGGTTTACAAGCTGCCGGTGCAGTATCGTCTCGACTGGCTGCTGCGGCGCGACAACCAGCCGATAGGCTTTGCCGAGGTGAAGGCGCGCAAGTGCGACCTCAACACATATCCAAGCGTGATGATCAGCCTGTCGAAGGTCATGCACGCCAGACTATTAACTGAGGCAACCGGCTTGCCGGCATACCTCATACTGCTTTACCGTGACGCGCTGGCGCGATTGGATTTCGCGTCGGAGTTTACGGTAAATCCGGGTGGCAGGGCAGACAGGAATGATCCGCAGGATCTGGATGTCTGCGCCTACTACCCAAGAGAGCGGCTGACAGTGATCAGCCACAACAACAACCGTTAACGTTCAGGAGTAAACAATGGCGTTAGGTTTTACAGAGAGCAACGGCGGCGGGGGTGATTTCCTGCCTATCATCAAGTATTCGGCACAGAGCGGCGACTTTGTCCGGCAGGAGCGGCAGCAGCAGCCCGATGGGACGTGGTCCAAGTCGGACGCTGAGATGCCGTATCCGATCAGCATTGCGATGGATATGGATGGCATTGAGGTTGGCTGGATGGCCTTCACCAATGGCCCAGACTTCCAGATGGTGAGGCTGGGTGATGCCAAGCCGCAGCGGCCAAGCCCGGACCACAATGAGGGCTTCCGCGTCAAGGTCTACAACAAGGATCTGGCAGTGCGTGAGTGGTCCAGTTCAAGCAAGGTGGTCAAGCAGTCGATGAACAAGCTGCACGACATGTACCTTGCCGGCAAGGATGCCAATCCGGGCAAGGTTCCGGTCGTGACCATTGAAGGCACCGAGCGCGTGACCATCAACACGCCGAAGGGTGAGCTGGTGTTCAAGGCTCCAAAGTTCGCGGAGATCAGCCAGTGGATTGATCGAAGCGCATTTGATGCCGCCTCCCCAGCGGCAGAACCCGCGCAGGCAGAACCTGCGCCGCAACCTCCAGCGGCGACAGGTAGCGACCTGTTCTAGCGCGTGAGGCTGGTGCCAGTTGTCTCCCGGCTGGCACCAGCCAACATCTATGGGGGCGGGAGAATGGGGATTTCAGATGAACAACATTGCAAGTTACATCGAACAGGTGGCCCGGCACTACAAGGGTGAGCCGACAAGCAAGCGAGGCGTCGAGCTGCGTTGGGGGACGCACGGCAGCTTCTGTGTGGATCTGCGCAAGGGTACTTGGTTCGATTATGAGATGAACACGGGCGGCGGGGTGATCGACCTTGTGCGCCTCAATGAGCCGGCCAGTCTGAATGGTGGCCTGTCTGACGTGCTGCAAGACAAGTTTGGGATACAGCCGCAGCAGCAGAAGGCGCTGACGCCGGCCAAGTATCTCGCCAAGCAATA